CTGGCAATGGTGCCAGTGCCGGTTCGTGTACTCACATCCAGGTGAAGGAGGTATCATGAAATGATGAAGACGCAGGAGCTTCCCTTTTACAAGGGAGACGCGGATGGGTATTTCTATACGTGGTCAAGTTCGACAAACACTAATAAAAGTGACTTTGCGACTTGGATGAATCTACCCTCGAGATATTATGAGGGCATGGCGTCGGCGACTACGAAGTTGCCTTTGCCGTCCACGTACGGATCCCAGACGTTTACGTCAAGCGAGAACGAGCGACCTATTTTTAATAATTGCTCGAATCACAAAGTGAGGGGGATGAACGTGCCATTTGCATACTGCAATTTAGCGTATGGATCAACCAACAGTTTTTATGTTGCTAAATTCACGCGCGCAGCTATGCCCGGCGGTTTAGGCATTGGAAATGCCATCGTCGAACTGGCCCCATCCTTCAACTCGTCTGACGGCGCTTCTCGTCGCGCATGGTGGAGTATGCAACCCCGATTTGAGGGGGAGTTCCAAGCTCTCAATTTTATTTATGAGCTTAAGGACTTCAAAGACATTGCTAAGGCGCTTGGAAAAATACGCCCTGGTAAAGTCACCTCAGTCGTGTCGTCTATTAAACGACAAATTAGACGGTTGCGTACGCAGTTAAGGAACGGGAGTAATGTTGAAAATGCTACCCGAGCCTTGAACCTCACCACGAAGACCCTAGCCGAGGTTTATTTGGCAAAGACATTTGCCTATGACCCAACCATCCGTGATTTAGCTACATTATACGGACAGTTGCAGAACCTCACGAAAGAAGTGCAACAGGAATTTTTCAGCCGAGGTCAACAGACCCAGGCATCTCACTATTCTGAAGAACTAGATAGTGAGAATTCTGTCACCGCGGGCACCTATAATAACTACTGGCGCTCTACCGGTGTTACATCCTCAACTCTCTTTACCGCAACAATGGAATACCGTTACGGTTACAAAATGAGATCTGAGTATGATGCACTTCGACGGTACTACGGCATGGATCTAAACGCGAATGTCGTTTGGAATGCTCTACCATTTTCTTTCGTAATTGATTATGTATTAAAGGTAGACCAAGCGATGTCCTTCATGAACATCGATCCGAACGTTGAGCTCCGCTTAATGCAATACTGTGAATCGGTTATAACAAAACGAAACGCAGGCGTTATGTGGAATAGAGCTTATGGATCGAACCTGTACTACACGCACTCTACCTCAAAGTTTGGCATGACATTACTTGCCGGCTATGAGGGATCGTGGTATGTCCGCAGAGTCACAACTCCAAATAAAGGGGCTGCTTTACCGCGGCTTACATTGCCTAGTTCGAAACAGGCAACAAACCTTGTGGCTCTACTCCGTGCGATGTGGTGAAAGTACACGTTAGCTTTTAACCCTAAGTTGCTGCTTTGCAGCCGTCAACCGCCGACGTTATGGCGATTAACATACAACAAAGGACAAGACCAATGGCACTTTTTTCCGACCCCGTTGCTTTAACAGACGGAACCGACACAAGAACGTATTCCCAGTTGGCCCCCATTTCCAATCTCTCCGGAAAACAAACTGGAGGGGAATGGATTGAGGATGCCGCCGACGCTTCAGCGAAATCGAAACTTATCGCTAAGCATGATCGGCGCCCCGCAAACTATCAGCGGGACCTTCTTTCAAAGTCCATCTGGCTCGCGCCAGCTGCGGACTCTGAGGGGGTCCTCAGGCAAGTAACGATCAACTTGACCGTGAACGCCCACCCTCTGTTTACAGAGGATGAACTCCAACCTGAGTTTAACGTCTTGATCGACGCAGCGCAGGAAGCCAATTTTCTTAAAGGCCTGCGGACAGGCAAAATCTAGATGTCTGCCCACAATAGCTTTAAAGCTATTTTCCTACGCGTTCTAGCTCACCTTTACGTTTCGATTAGCCGTCTTCCCGAGAAACACGGGGGTAAGTTAAGAGGCGCTATTGGCTGGAGAGTTAGATGGCTAAGAACAACACCATTCGCTCTGAAAAGCCAAAAGGCCACAACGGCCAACAGACCGCAGCCAGAATTGCAAACTGGCCGAAGCGAACTAATTACGCGGATCATACTCAGACTATCGTTCCTTCTGATATTCTGGATACTCTACGCGTTATGCTTTGCGATCTGCGAAACCTTCAACCTGGATATGGATATGCTGACTATACTCGAGACGATGAAACATTATCTCGGAGATTTTCTGCAGAAGGTGTGAAGTTTGCTACTCACACCTTACCTCTGTTTTTCGACGGCCTTATTGGCTATCTTGAAACAGGGCAATCGGTCTTTCCATTCAAACGAATGAAAGGACGATACCCACATTTTCTTCGTGGGCTAGTCGCACCGATCTATGCAGATCCGCATTCAGATGTTGCGGTAAAAAACATAGAACTAGTTTATCAGTTTTGTGTTGCCTTTAAAAAGCTTAAAGGCCCGTACGAAAAAAGAGTACTCCGTGAACAGCTAACGGATTTCATTAACAATGATATGGGGCTCGGCTATATTGATATTTCAACCGATGCCCTCCGAGATGTTGCACGTAGTGCTAGACAGATTATAACAAAAGTACTGTCTGGCTTAAACCCTTTTGACCGAGATCAAGCAGAATTATTCCTGCCGCGACCGGGCCCGGGTGCTACTAATACGTCTCGCGAAAGACACTTGCGCTTTCGCCCGCGAGTGTTGTACTCTAAACTAAATGACGTTTTTCCCTGTGATGAGTGGTTTGCACCACCTTTTGCGCAACCGCGCAGCTTCCGCGTACAACGTTATGCGGGGGATACACAGAGATTACGTCGGCGTAAATCATTTAGGCTAAAGACGCCTATTTCACCAAGTCCTCCAACGTCTCGGTTTGAGTTTGTACCTAAGACTTATGCTAAGCCTAGGGGGATTTGTATAGAGGAAAACGAAGTACAGTGGCTGCAGCAAGCGCTTAGATCAGCGCTTTACCAAAGAGTGGAGTCTCACCCCATTACTAAAGGGAAAGTTAACTTCACTTCTCAGGTGTGTAATGGTAAGCTGGCGTTGGAAGGGTCTTTGACGAAGGAGTGGGTGACGATAGATTTGTCCTCCGCTTCCGACTTGATCGCCCGACATCTAATAGCATACCTCTTTGGTGGTAATAAGCCGTTGCTAGATGCAATACTGGCTGTTTCCACTGAAGACATCACGCTGCCCCGTACCGTGCCCGGGCTCCCCGTAAGGGGTACTTTGCCCGTTAAGAAAATCGCACCTATGGGGTCCGCTGTATGTTTCCCACTTATGGCACTGACGATTTTTGCTTTAATCAGGGCCATACTTGATTCCTCGGAAGCCCCACGAGAAGACACACGAGAGGTGTACATTTACGGCGATGACATTATAGTCAAGTCGACCTGTGCACAAGCGGTTTATGATTGGTTGCCTATGTTCGGTATGAAAATTAACACCGATAAAAGCTTCCGATTTTCCCACTTTCGCGAATCTTGTGGAGTCCATGCCTATCGAGGTGTGGATATTACGCCAACGCGGTTCAAAAACTGCATTACAAGCAATACATGTCCTGCTGATTTTGCTGGTAGCCTTCGCCTCGAAGAGGCATTTTATAATAAAGGCTATTTGCTAACAGCAGAACGCTTCCGCAAGACCCTACAGAAAGTAGCCACGGAAAGGCATGTTGGAAAACTGCCATATGTGGATACTGAATCTCAACTACTCGGTTTTTTTCGAGATAGGCGAGGTGCGTTGCTTTGTGAGTTCGCAAAACACACAAAGAGGCGCTGGTGGGATCTTGCCCTGAATGAATGGCTGTACGAGGTACATGTTATCAAAGATTTTTTTGAGCGTGAGCCTCCTATAGTTAGAGAAGAAGATCGGTATCTCCGGTCCCTGCTTCTAAATTCAGCACAGGACGCGAAGTACGTGTATGGCTACTCTAAACGAACCAATTTCGTTAGAGTCGTTTTGCCTGAGTCAGCCTTGGGATACAGATGTTCCCCAAGGTCTTAACACGGCAAACAGGGCGAGTGTGTCAGCAACGACGCGCGAATTGAGCTACTAAAGCTCTTCGGAGG